CCCTTTTGATTTTGATTACTTCTGAATCAATAAACTCTTTTAATGAATTCGTATTAGATACATTGTTGATATATTGTTTCAACAAGTTTTTTTGATTTTCATTTAGAGTTTTATACTTTTTATTAAACTTATCAACTAATAATGAATAGCTTAACAACCTTAAATCTTTATCTTGTTCAGAATATTCACTTAAATTTTGTTTTTTTACTCTGGATTGTTTGGATTGAGTGATATGTTCTGTAATTGTTATTGATGAATCAGTTTTTTGTATTGGACCAAAGTCTTCTTTACCTACTTCTGACTGAAAAACACGATAAATAGATGCCTGAACTTTAAAGTTAGGTATTCTTGTATTAAAGAAATCTTTAATATCGTAATTTTCTTTGATTGTTTTGATTAGGTTATATTTTTCGTTTGCTAATCTACGATTAGACAATTTTCTACGACTTTTGACTACGGCTTCTACTAAAGAAGATGCGTGAGTCAAGTTTTTGTATTTTTTATTCAATAAGATTGAATATAATTCGTATTCTTTACCCAATTCAGTATTTTTATTAAAGAATTCTTTAAATAATTTAACTGATTTAGGGCTTTTTGTGTCATTTATCACATCAACAGTTATTTGACGAGATAAAAGTTCATAAAGAATACCTGTATTCTTTATCTTATTATGTTTTACATAAGACATTTGAGCTCCAAAGTATTTATCTGTATTTTATCAATAATAAATATAAAACTTTCAAGAAATCGGTATTAATCCTTACTCTTTTCTTCTTTATATTCGTTATATTCTTTTTCTAATTCATCTACTTGGGTAGTTTCTTGTATTATGTCTTTTGACTTTTTAGCACCCATAGTTTTCTTCAAGGCATCGTAGTGTGCTAATGCTAGCGGTCTACGATTTTTTGTTTGTTTCCCTAATGGGTCACGACCTCTTGCTCCACTATCTTTGAATGGTTTATTCATTTCTTGTGGACGACCACCTTGTTGGTCTTCTGGTCTTTCATCTTCTTTTTCTTCATCTGGAAATGGGTCAAAGATAGAACCTGCTATGGTGTCCGGTGGTGTTTGAGCATCATCTTGTCCGATACCCACGGCTGCCATATCACTTGGTGTTCCAATTGCGTCTCCTGTTTCCATTGGGTCATTACCTTCCATTTCAATCTGTGAATGTCTGAATTTCTGTTTTTGGTCATCAATAATTTGACTCTCAATTTCAACTTTTTCTTTGTCAGAAAAGTTAAACACATTATCATATATCCATTGATAAGGTAAAATTTTATCTTGTATCATATCACGAGCTAAGTTTACTTTCTGTCCGAACAATTCAATCTTCTCTTGTTCATACATTGTTGAAGGACTTGCTAACTCTAATTCAAAGTTTACTAAGTCTTCATCTGTATATCCTTGTGAATATAAGTGAACAACTGCAATCTTTGTTAACTCTGATACTATAATTCTTTGTATTCTTTCAATAGTTCTGGCAAATCTTACATCTTCTGCTGCAAGTGTTGCTTTACCACCGACATTTTCATCAAACCCTAAGAATGCTTTTGGAACTCTTAGTGATGCTAATAATTTGTTTTTCAAATATTCAATATCCTCGGTTGAATCATAATCAATACCACCTAACTCACTAATATCTGTCCCACTATCTCCACCACGAACTGGCATAAAGAAGTCTTCTGTTAGGTTTTGCATATTGTATTTTAAATTATACTCACCGGTTTGTTCATCCATAAATGGTGTTTTCTTCATCTTGTTGATAATTCTTTGCATATAGTTATCAACTTCGTTTGGTGGTATATTACCAATGTCAATCTTGAATACTCGTTTGGAAGGTGCTCTCATAATTCTGTGAATTAACATAGCGTCTTCCATAAGTGTTAATTGTTTCCAAATCTTTCTTGTAGACTCAACCATAGATTTACCATAAGGTAAAAAGTTACTATCGTTTGCTAATCTAAAGTGAGCGATTTGGAAGTTTTCAAATTCTATCTTTCCAGTTCCGCTTGACTTTTGTCCAAAGTAAGGATGTGCTCCCTCAATACTTTCTAAGTAGAACTTAGTGTAATAAGGATTTTCTGGGTCTTCTCCTTCTGCTCTAACGACTTCGTAAGGTGAAAGTGGAACTACATTAGTAATACCATACTTTTCATTAATATCTAAGTGTAAAAAGAAATCACCATACTTAACCATATTACGAACCCAAGGCCAAAGATTGAACTCAATGTTCATAATGTCATAAAATAAGTTGTTTAAAATTTCTTTGATATTATCGTTATCTGATTTAACTTCTACTACTTGACCATACTCACCTTTCATTGTAGACTCATCTGAATAAATGTCCAACGCTGATGATATGATTGGGTCTGAATCCATTGATTCATAATCCTTAAACAGCGCTAACCTTGCTGCCATAACTTGATGTACGGTTGAATAACCAGTTCCAACTAAGTCTAAGTTGTTATGTAGTTTTGTATATCTATCAACCAAATGTGATTTTACTTGTTTTTGCACTTGGTCTGTATCAGCGATTTTTAATTTTTTACCACCGACATTTCTAACGATAACATTTGTAGAAAATAATCTTCTCAATCTTCCAAATAATGTAGTATCAGCCATTTTTTACCTCACTTTATAAGAGCCACTCCAATGACTCTTTCTCTTTTCCTGTTTCCCAATCCCAGCTATCATTTCTGTTGACATCTTCGTTGGTGTATAAACCCTCATTGTCCATCATTTTGGATAGGGTTTTCTTTGTTAATTCAACACCTTGTGTTCGTAGTCTTAAAGCTGTATCACGAACCCAAAGTCCAATAGCAAACGACATTACAAGGTCATCATTGTATCCTCGCATTGCCTCTGCTCTATTATTTATATAGACAAAAGTTTGTAGTTCATCAATCAAACGATTACTACGAACCACTACACTTTTCTCTCTAAAAAATTCTTCTAACTTACTAA